TGAGCGAGGGCGGTGACCTCGTGCACCCCAGGATCCCGCTCGGCGACCGCAACCACCCGAAAGAGTTGCGGTTCGATGATAGACGAGGAAAGCACCCAAATGGCGCCAGCCTGCGGCACCGCACTGAAGGGGATCGTCACCGTCAGGGCTCGACCCGAAATCGGACCTACCAGCCGCTCCTCAACCACCCCAGTGGGCAGAATCACCGATAGCCGCCAGCCAGCACGCGGTAGCCCACACCACGCTCTCCTGAGGCCACCAGTTCCCGCTCAAAAGCCGGGAAATTGGCCGCCAGCGCTCTTATGGCCTCGCCAGCCGATGAGATGGCCAGGCTATGCCTGCGGCCAAACCGGCGTCCAAGTTCACCAAGAAGAATGATTGTGACCATGTCTGAGGATGTGTGTTGTGACTTTTTGCCAATAGCCGCCGTAGACATCTCGACTGGAAAGACGCCCCTGCAAGTGATGAAGGATCAGCCCGTCTCCAAGATAGATCGCTGCGTGATTCGGTACAGGGGATGCCACCTGCATCAGGAAGCAGTCCCCAACCTTTAGTTCATCGGCATCCACCGGGAAGAAGCCAGCCTGGGCAAAGTTTTCCAGGTAGAGGTTCTCCCCGCGCTTCCACCAGTCGTCAAAGCGCGCGAAGTTGGGCAATTCCACCCCGCGCTCTGCTCGGAACCAGTCGCGCACCAGGGCGTAGCAGTCGAGCACGCCGTGAGACCATTCGCGGCCTACCAACGGGGCGACATAGCCCGACGGCTCGATACTTGCCCAGGCGACGCTTGGGACACTCACGATGTGCCAAGGCAAGCCACTGGCCTCACACGCCACCCGGTCAGCCTGACTCGGCTCGGGCGGCAGACCGGGGTGGCTGTGCACCACGGCAACGATCTGGCCCTGCTCATCGGCTTTGGCGTAGTCCTCGGGGTGAATCACGAACTGATCGGTTCCCACACCCAGGTTTCGGCACGGCCAGTAAACCTCCCGACCTTTTCGGATCACGAGCAGCCCGCACGACTCGCGCGGACCGTCTGGCCCTGAATACGCCTGCCGGGCGTGATCGAGCGCCAGGGCTTGGTTCTCAGGCAGCATCAACGAATCAGCCCAGCTGCCGGAAAGCCACCAAAGGGCAACTCAGCGCTCTGCCCAAACCGGGCCTTGCACGATGACAGACGTTTGCCGCAGACATCCAGGCTGCTTGAGCCAACCGCCTGGTCATTGGCATCTAGGTAGAACGTACCGGTGTAACCGCACTCTGCCCCACGGTAGCGCCAGGGGCACACGTTTTGAACGATCTGCCGACGAGGGAGTGTGACCCCCTCCAGATCAAACGATGCGGCCAACTCAAACTCGACCACATCCCGCGTTTCTCTGGACTTGCGGTCGACGTAGTACACGTCATCAGCGAATTCGGCCGAGGGGTCGGCTGTCGGATTGACACCACCCTCAAAGTTCACCGCATCGAGGTATTTCGCAAGCGTCCTCTTGCGTGTGATCTTGGCGCCCACGAGGTCCTGGTAGGTGAGCACCAGCGCCGTGATGGCGCCCGTGACATTGGCTACCCGCAGGCGCGGCCGAGGTACCTGGCCGTTGCCGTTGAATTCGAAGCCTTCAACCTCAATGGGAAATGCCTCATAGGCGTTGCCCTGCCAGACAACCCGCTGCTGCAAGGCATTGGTTCCGGCATGAAAGCGAACCGGCCCTTGGCCAAACAGTGCCAGATCCAGCACAAAAAGTTCGATCACGCTGCTGGGGGCAAGCTTCTGGATTTCGGAGGTAATCGCAGCTACTGTCATGACAGATCAAATACCTGTTTGAAGGTAACCCGCACCGTTTCGACATTGGGCTCATCCACTGATCGGCTCCACTCCTCGCACACGAACTTGCCAGCAGTTCCACCAGGAGGAGTCCAGTCAAAGGCCTGCACGGCACCCCGTGAGCGCAAAAACGCATCGATTGCGCTCGCCTCGGTGCTGGTTCGCCCCCGAAACTCCAACGACCAGACCTGGGGCTGAGTGTTGATGCCGAAGGCCAAACGCTGCTCATAGCCGTCGCCAAAGGCCACACGGCGAACGCTGGGCCGCATCGACAGGTTGGCTCCAACCGAAGGGGTCCAGGTAAAGGTCGCCACTTACACCGCCCTCCGGCCGTCAAGCAAACCACCGGCGCGCTTTTGGGCAAGCAACTCCTGACGTACAGCACTGGCTATCGCCCGGCCAAGATCACGTCCGCCTGGGTCATCCCCACGGCTGGACGCGCCAGCATCGGAGACGCTGACCGAAATGTTGAAGACGTCCCCTGCGGACGCGCCACCGCTCATCGTGACCGGAATGGATCGGCCGTCTGGCAGCGGCACATAGGCCTCGGGCTTACTGCCCTCGCCAAAGAGAGCCAGCTGTGGGGAGTTGGCAATGCCTCCGGAGGCGTAGGTGCGCAGCGCCATGGGACCGGCTGAAGTCATTACGCCTCCATCGGCAAACCCAAAGAAGCTGCTCATGGCCCGAGCCAGGGGCAGCGTGATAGCGCGCTGAATCTGGATACGAATGAGGTCTGAAATGATGGAGTTGGCGAGTGACCGAAAGTCGAGCTTGCCTGTCATCACAAAGTTCACCAGCGCATCCGTCATCCCGTTGAAGGCACGCACCGTGGCCGACTCCATCTGCTTGCCAATCTGCTCGGCCTCTTCAGCTACCAAGCGCAGCCCCTTGGCAAAACCAGCCTCTGGGTCCGCCAGTTCCTTGACGCGCTGATTGAGCAAGGTGGCTCCATCAGCAGCTTGGCGGGCGGATTCCTCGATCTTTTTCAGCGCATCGGCCAGCTTTTCATTACCCGGGGCGGCCTCTACCAACTCGCGGGCCTGAGCCGCCAGCGTGGCCAGTTGATTGGCGCTATCCCGGCGGGCTGCTGCAAGGCGACGCAGGGAGTCCAGTTCACTGATGGCGCCCGTCTCACGCAGAGTCTTGATCTGCTCTTCGATCACACGAAGTTCGCTTTGTCCCCGCGCGGCCTGCTCAGCTAGATCCTTCATGGTCTCGCCGGGGAGCCTGATCTGGCGCTCCAGATTGGACTGTTGGGCCTCACGCTCCAGCCTCTGGCGTTTGAGGAGAATCTCTGCAAGACGGTCTTGCAGCTTGAGCTTGTCCTGGGTGGTCTTGGCCACCGACTCAAGCCCACGACGCAGAATCGCTTCCTCCTCATCCGTCAGTGCCCGAAGCCTTTCGGTGAAGTCTTCCTGGGCAGCCAGGCGGGCCTCGGTCGCCTCCTTGAAGCTGATGTAGCCCTGGCTTTCATAGAGGTCGATGATGCGCTGCCGGTCTTTGAGGATGGCACTCTCCACATCCACCTGCCCCTGTAAGCGCTTAATTTCACTGTCTATGCCTGCCATGGCGTTCGCAGTGACGGCGCCAGTTGCCGTGCTGTAGTTCAGGCGCTTCCTGGGCGTGGACGCTTGCGTGACGGCGTTTGAGGCCTCAGTACCCTTGCGAATGTCCTCGAATCTTCGCGTGACCGCATCGGCCAGCAGCGGCATATCCCAAAGGTCAACGTAGTTCTGGTTGGCCTGAGCGACGATCGCATTGCGCTTCTCTAGGGCAGCTTGCAGACGTGCGCGGTTTTCCTCTGAGAACGGGTTCAAGCCCTTGCCACCCGCCAAGAAAGTGCCGGCAAGTTCGATGTCGGCCCAGACAGCAGAGAAGCTGCCGATCACCGACTTGATGGTGTGACCAATTCCCCGCAAGGCATCGATGACAACCGCGATGGCGTAGGCCGTCTTTTCAGCCCAGTTGGTGAGCGTGCCCTCAGAGCGCAGGCGCTGTACGCCATCAACTGCGTTGTCCGTTCCCAAGACCACGTTTTTGAGCTCTTGGTACAGCACCGACAGCGAGGGGATTGCGGCGGTAACGAGGGTCTGCGCCACAAAGTTCGATTCGGCACGCATACGGCCCATGGCCTTGGAGGCCTGGTCGGCTTCCTCGATCTGCTTGGACGTCAGTCGAATATTGAGGTCCTGGTTCTCCGCCAGATCCTTGAGGAAGGGGAGCATCGTTGCCCCGGACTTTCCAAATAGCTCCATGGCGATGGCTGTCTTGCCAGCGCCGTCCTCAAACTCGGCCAGTTTGAGTGCGACATCGTTCATGACCTCCGCGGGATCACGCAGGTTGCCGCTAGCATCCTTGGCACGCACTCCCAGGAACTGAAGGGCCTTGGTCGCACCGGCCGTTTCGTCATCAACCCCCGCCAGCCCCTTGGACAGCTTGGCCAGGCTTGCGCCAATGGCCTCCATTGCCGTGCCTGAGATGGTCGCAACCGGTGCAAATCCCGAGAGTGCCGCAGCGCTCGCGCCTGTCTGCTCTGACAGGCCCTGTAGGGCCGCAGCCGCCTCCAGTGTGTGGGTGACAAAGTCCCTCAAGGCTGCAACGGAGGTGGCCCCGATGACCACGGCAAAGGTCGTCTTGGCCACACTGGCCACTTGCTGCATCGACGCCTTCATGTCATTGGCGTGGCGATCCAGCAGGCGGGCTGTGCGTCCCAAGTCTTCACGAAACTCGGCAGTTTCAGCCGAAAGTTTGACGACCAGGGAGCCTAAATCAGCCATTTTTTTTCACCTTATGAGAGAACAGGGCCTTGAAGCGGGCGACATTCAGGCGCGCGTTGCCTTGGGGCGCTGATCGTTCTATGAAGGGCATGAAATCCTCAGGCGTGAATGCCCTGGCGTCCTTGGTGCGATGGGCGTTGGCAAAGGTCGCAGCAACCACGCCGCTTCTCAGATCGGCACGCACTTCGCCAAAGGGCTCCAGCTGGTAAAAGGCCATCCACTCGGTCAGCTCATCCGACCCCACACGGGCCAGCAACTCACGAACTGGCATGCCTAGAGCGAGTGCCAGCCGAAAGATCGAACGCCGAAATGGGTTGGCCTTTAGCCCTTTTTTGCAACGTCTACCTGATCGACACCGATGCCGTTGAGCCGCTGGGCCACGGAGAAGACGCGATCGAGCGCACGAGCACTCTTGCGCCCCAGCGCCGTGATCTCGCTGTCGTCAAACAGACGATCGCCCTCGGTATCGCAAAGAGTCAGTGCCACCAACCGGGCACGCACGTTCTCCATGCGACCATCTTTTGCAAGGAGGCTAGCCTCAAAGGCATCACGATCGGTGCCGCTCATGGTGCGCACCAGGACTTGGCCTCCCCACTCTGGAACACTGACTGTTTCGCGCGGAAGATCTTCGGCAGCCAAGATGGCGTCTTTGGAAAGAATGTTCATATGCTTCATGCCTCCGTGATGTCGCCATCGATTTCAATCGTGACGCTGGCCTCGACCACGGCGTCAACGCCACCCTGCACGCTGAACTGCGTGACATAGCCATAGAAGGACCACGTTGCAAATGGAGTGGTATCGGTAAAAGTGATCTTGAACTGACGTCGTACCCGGTTGGCACGATCGGTTCTCAGGCCTTGGTGCACCAGATCGTCGGGGTTGTAGTGCAGGGTCAGAGACAACTGCCCCTCGTCACGCAGACCCACGCGCTTTTCCTTGGCGGTAGAGGCCAGATTGGTGACGTCAATCACAGCGGCCTGCCCGCCAGGCCCCTGAAACGAGACCACGTTGGGGATGGTTTCAAAGGTTGTTGTGCCAAATCTGGCGATCGTGATGCCTTGTGCGGTAATCGCAGTGCTGCTCATGCGTTAGCTCCTGTTTGTGATGCGGACTCTCTACCGGTGGTAGGTGTAGTCAACGCTTACCCGGTACAGCCGGGCCTGTTCTTCAAAATCTGAGAGCCCCATGCGCACATCGGCGACGGTGCTCTTGTCTGCCAAGAGTGCATCCAAGACTTGGTCTTGAAGCAACAAGGCCTCTTGATACGTTCTGGCATAGGTGTCGACCTGCACGCGCACGCGCTGCAAGCCGTGAGGACCATCAATGCCGAAGATATGTTCTTGCATGATGGGCGTATAGACGATGGCTGGGTAATGTGCGTCTTGAGCGACAACAAGCGCATAGACCTCGCCAGCCGCCAAATCCTTGATGGCGTTGTAGAAGTCCTGCATGATTACTTTCTGTTGAGCGCTTTGGCCTCAAGTTCGATGCGGTCTGACAGGCGGTCTTTCATTGCTTGGACAGATTCGTGTCGCTTAGCCTCAAGGGCTGGTCGAAGGAAAGGCTGTGCTCTCATCTTTCGCGTGCCGAATTCCAGAAATCTCCAGTACCAGGCATCCTGCGAAAGGGTGCCTTTCTTGCCTTGCTCGCGGTACTTTTTTCCATGACGCACGGTCACAAAGAATGTCTGTCGGGTCAGGGTTGAAAGCTCAGGGATGTGTTTCATGATCACTGAGCGCTTGAGCGTTCCTGGTGGAGGCTGATTGGGTCCCAGCGACTGAGCCGCCCTGGGAGCACGCAGTCTTGCCTCGTCTCGAATGACTTTTGCTCCCGCGTAGACGGACACTCGCAACCCGTTCTTGGCAACTCGATCAGGTAGCTCACGGAGTGCCTTGGCCAACTCGGCTAGCCCTTCGACTTTGACCGTTTCATGCTTAGCCATCGTCAAGCCCTTCCGACGCCAGCAGGATGATCTGCGTGCGCTTTTCATCCTCATTGAGTGCCGAATGAATGTTGAAGATCCGTGCCTTGTAAAGCACTCGCATCTGTGCCACCTGTTGAGGGTTGTCAAACAGGCTCTGGTACCGGACGATGATCTGATGCGATAACTCCGCTGAGATCCGGTTGGCAATTACGGCTTCTTTTCCAGACAGCGGTTGGATGTCCGCCCACACAGTCGCAACATCAAGCCAGGATCTGCATGGTGCCCCGACACTATCTTTGATGGTGCTGGGGCGCTGGATTTTGATGCGCCGTGTGAGCATGCCTGCGCTGATTGGATTCATATGAAGGAAACCTTGAAAGGGTCAAGCAACCCATCTACAAAAGGCAACGGCTCAATACGTCCACGGGAGAGTGCTGCCACTTCCTCGCGATGCGCATACAGGCTGCCAACTCTGAGCTTGATCCAGCTCTTAATCCCCTCGGGAACCGATGCCGCCGCCCCATATCCAGCGTCGAAGGTGACGGATACCGCGCCAATTTGAGGAAGAGCAATCGGCCAGATCTGACCGAACACAGGTGTGATCCTCGCTGGCTCACAAGCTGCGTCGACCGTGTAATTACTCGCAGGCATAGACTGGAGTACGCCTGCCATGTCGAGGTAGTTAATGGACACCACGTTCAAGACGGGTGACTTATGGATGAGGATGGCATGCCCAGGCAATGAGAAAGGCTGTCCAGCGGGCACACCCATGAGGCTTGGTCCAGGAAAGCTATCCATAACCAGCTTCCATCGTGCAGACATCAACTGCCTGTTGGTGATGGTCTCTGCTGCTTGTCGTGCTGCAGCGATCAATGCTTGGATCAACCCATCGTCATCATCGAAATCCACCCGCAGATGAGCCTTGGCCTCTTGAAGAGAGACGGGCTCACCTGCGGGAGGGGTGATCAATTGCATGGGCATGCGATTGGTCTCCCCTCAGGATCAGACGATTTGCGCGACTGCAGCCTGATTGCTTGCATCGCCCGGTGCGAACCGGGGATTGAATCCGAGCAGCTGTGCAGAAGTCAGACTGGCGGCAACGCCCACAGTCACCGAGAGGCGAACGTAGGCATAGCCGTTTGTGACATCTAGATCCTCAGGACGCAGATTGATGATGGCCTGCTTTGCAGAGCCACTACCAGCCTGAGTCAATTGCGTGATGGTTTTTCCAGTCACATCCTTCGCTCCGGTGCCAGAAGCATCCGTTGCCTGCTGAATCTTCGCGTCCAGCGTGGCACCAGTGCCAAGGACACCGCTTTGAATCAGCGCTAGCAGGTTGTGATGGTTGCCTGCAGAGACCCAACCTGTCGTTGCAGTGCCCGCAGCTTGACTGACGGGGTCGAGGGTGGCCAGAACCGAAAACAGTTCGCTGCCTTTTGCATTGGGAAACATCAAAGTTCTCCTTATGGTTCAGGCGACGATCAACGTGCGCCAAGTTGGACAAAGGGCGACATGGTCGTGCTGCCCTTAGCGGGGGAGATCGGCGCAGCGATCTTGGATTGGCCATCCATGCGGAATGTCGTGCGAAATGCAGTGAGATCCGCATCGAAATACAGGTGCATGGAAGTTGCTGTTTGCATGCCACCTGCCTTGGTGATCGTCTGGTAGTAAGACAGATCAGCCAGCAACACATCGCCCGCAGCGGAGAAAGTGTTGGCGTGCTGAGAGACAAATACAGGACGACCGAGCAAGGTGCCGTAAGGCGAGACCTGAATGCCTCCCGGATTCATGCCAGTAGGCAGGTAGATCGGGTAGTTGCCCAAGGTGAGGGTGAACAGTGCAGGCAGCACATCGTTGTTCACGATCCAGACGGCCTTGCCAAATGAACCGGGTGGCAGGCGCGAGATCATCTTGGCCAGGTTTTGTGCCAAAAGCGTCTGCGTTGCTTGCCCCGACTCTTTGGCCACAGTCACGGTCGTTGCGTTGGTCATACAGCCAACAGGCAAGCCAGTGCCGGAGCCAAACAGGATCGACTCATTGGTCTTCCAGCGGATAGAAGTCGCAATCTTGTCGGGCAGATAGGTGGACAACGCATTGGTGTCGTCCAACAACTCATCAGTCACAGGCACGAGCGCCATCAACTTTTTAAGGCGCAGGGTCGACAGGCCCAGCACTGGTTTGGTGCCAATCGCCGAAGCTGCCTCACCTTGCCAATAGGCCCGGATGCCGTTGGTACCCCAAGGCGTGGTCTCATCCTTGGGAAACGCCATCGTGTTGCCTGTGATTTCCACGTTGTCGGTCATAGGCAAGAGGGAGTCCTCGCCCAGCGACAGCTGGAAAATCTCTTGTGCGAACTGAGGAGGAACCAAGAAGCCGCCATCTTGGGCAGAACCTTCGTTGCCGAAGGAGCTTGGAGCCACGGCACCTCGGTTCATGCCGATGAGCAGACGCTCATCAATCGAGGCACCAGGATTTTGTGCATGGCGAACAGTTTTAAGGAATTCGCCAACGCTCTTGAAGCCATGCTTGAGGTCTGCGGCTGCGTTATCCACAACTGTGATCACAGAAGCATGGGGCAGTTGAGCCGTGTAGTTCATCTGCGCTTCTTCTGAGATCAAGGCTGCCTCTCGATCGATAGCAGCAGAAGTTGCCTCGATCTTTGATTTCAGGGCTTCAAAAGCACTGATTTCTTCCTCATTCATGTCACGCTGCTCAGCGGCAGCGATGTCGGTCAGGGAGCGAGCGTCCTTGACCAGGGTTGCTTTGCGAGACTGAAGCTCTCGGAGTTGCTTACTCATGGATTGGTTCTCCAGAAATGAAAAAACCGCCTGGTCGAAATGACTCAAGGCGGCGACAGGGTTTGCAACCAACGGGTCGCAGGTGGGCACACCCCTCAACGGAGGGATGCAATGAAAATGAAATGAATCAGATCAAGGCGAGTGCGTCTCGCGCTTGCTTCAACCGCAATTGACCGCGTGGCACAGAGGTCTTGATGCTGGACTGCATCTTGGCTAGGACTTCATCGAAGGTTGAAATTCCATCGACCATATTCATTGCTAAAGCTGCATCAGCGCCAAGCACGCGACCTTCGCCCATTCCATCTCTGACATCGCTGATCGAGACTCCTCTTCCAACGGCAACTGCTTCAACGAATGCGTTGTAGTAGTCGTCCACACGGGATTGCATGAAGGCCTGTGCCTGCTCGTCGAGCGGAACATACGGGTTGCCTTCGACCTTGAATTTGCCCGCTGAAATCAGGGTGGGCTTGACCCCTTCTTCTTCCAGAGCCTTCGAATAATCGAAGTGGGCTTGCCACACACCGATTGAGCCCACCTCGCCACCCGGGGTGACATAGAACTCGCTGGCCGAACAGCCAATCCAATAAGCAGCAGACGCCGCCAGGCTGTTGGCCACGGCAATGACCGGCTTTTGGGTACGGGCCTTGACGATTTCGCTGGCCAGCTCACTGACTCCATAGACACTGCCACCAGGGCTGTCGATGTCGATCAGGATCTGGCCCACAGTATCATCGGTCAACATCTGGCGCAGGACCGAAGTGAACTGCTGGGTGCTGGTGCTGCCCGGCCCGGAAATGTCATCGACCATGTTGCCGCGCTGCGTCACCACCCCGTACAGGGGTAGCACCGCGATGCCCGTGCCCGTGCTGGCGGCCGCCATTTGTTTTCGGGTGTCACGGATAAGGCGATCGGTATTGACCTGAAACAGGGTTTCGTCGCTGGGCGGCTCGCCCACAGACCAGCGCGTCAGGATGCCGGACATGGCCTGCAAACGCTCGGGCATCAGCGCCCAGGGCGTGGTCAGGAATTCGGAGAGCAGAAGTTGTTTGTTCATGTGTTCATTCCAAGTTGAATCAGGGAAGCAGCCAGTGCGTTTTCCTCAAAGGGCTGTATTTGCTGTTGAGCCCAGGTACGCACATGGCTCTCATTGAGCCCAAAGGCCTGGGAGATCAGATGGATCTCATTGGTATCAAGGACGCCTTTGCGTGCAATTCGCCTGCCCAATCGGCTTGCGTTTGACTGCACCAGCTTGCGAAAGCGCATGCTCATCTCCTGATCACCAGAGGGTGCATCGTTCTCGTTGGGCTCTGAGTCGTTGGGTTCGTTTTCCTGCTCGGCCTCTTCGGCGTCCTCTTCTTCCACCATGTTCAGCGGGCGAAGGGGTTGGTCTAAGCCTTGCAGCGGGTTGAGGTTTTCTGCAATCCGTGCTTCGTTGCGGGTGAGCCAGCCGTTTTGGATGCCGCTTTGGTAGTAGGCTGAGCGGCTTGCCGCATCCCCGCGCATCAGGTTGGCAAAGTCGAACTCGACTTCCAGTTGGTCACCATCGAGCATGAGGTCCGACTCGATCGAGGCCTCCCAGCGCTCGGCCCAAGGCGTCATGGTGTGCATGACGAATTCCAGGCTCTGCTGCTCGATGTTCGAGAATGTCGCTCGATCCAAGTCCGCGATCATGTGTGGAGGCACCCGGAACAGCCGGGCGATATCCGTGATCTGGAACTTGCGCAGCTCCAGGAACTGGGCGTCCTTGTTCGTGACCCCCACCTCATGGAACTTCATGCCGTTTTCCAGCACCAAAACTTTGCCCCGGTTGGAGCCGGACTGCGCCGCCTGGTAGGAATCCCTGAACACCCGCTTGGCCTCAGGGTCCTTGAAAGTGCCCGGAAACTCAATCCAGCCACCCGTGGGTTTGGCGTCGTTCGTGAAGAACCGTGCCCCGTAGTCCTGAGCGGCCAGCGCCATGCCCAGACTCTCACGGGCCAACTCGATGGGGCTCATGCCCATCAGACCGTCCGAGGACAGGCCGCGCAGGTGCCAGATCTGCCCACGTGGGAATACGGTTTCATCCCCGTTTTGCATGCGAACCCGGTATCGGAAGTCCCCGCTGTCCATAACCTCCATGCGCACCCGATCTGGGTGAAGCGGCATGAGCTCGGTGATTTCTCCCTTGGGGTTGGAGATGATCTGGCAGAAAGCATTGCCTCGCAAAGCCAGGTGCCCCTGCAGCATCTCGCGCCACTCGAATGGGTTCTGGAACCGGTTGGGCTTGCGGGCCAGAAGGCCGTAGAGCCAGTGATCGATCACCCGATCCTTGCCTCCGTCCTTGCGCTGGCGGTAAACCACCACCGGAAGAGATGCCATGGTCTCCGACAGGATGCGCACACAGGCATACACCGCCGCGAGCCGCAACGCCCCGTCAGGCGAGACGCGCATGCCTGAGGCGCTGCGCACCGACACCGGTTCAAAGAAGAAGTCTCCCCAAGGGGATCGGTCACTGCTCGAGGCTCTGAATCGATCGATGAATGTGAAAAGTCCCATTGCCTCAGAGCACCATCAACTCATAGTCGGATCCGAGCACAACCGAGTCCCCCGGTTTGATCGCCCTTGAGAGGGCCATGATCAGTGCAACGATGCCGTCTATCTTGTTTTCTGCTCGCTCCTTGCGTGGATAGATGTTGTCTTTGACGTCCAGATGCGCCACCACGTTGCTGGCCATCCAGGCCAGTACCGGGTCGCCGTCATGGACGAGCTTCTTTTGCAGGACTAGCGCTTCCAGGGTCTTCATCGGTTCGCTGAAGTTCAGCACCGTGGGGCGCACCTCGATCATGGGCAGACCCTCGGCCAGCATCCGAGTCGAAAGCTGAGTGGCCTGGAACGGGTCGAAGGCCACCGCTTGAATCTCGTAACGGGTTGCCATGTCCAGCAAATCCGACTCGATCCAGCCAAAGTCGATTACGTTGCCCGGGGTGACGATGAGCCGCCCCGAATGCATCCAGCCGCCGTACTGGCTGTTGCCTGCGCCGTTGACCGTGTCCTCGGGCAGGTAGTACTTGCCAAAGGTCACGTAGGCGTCCGAAATCTCAGGATGACGGAACACCGCCACCAAGGCAGCAATGTCAGTCTTACTGGCCAGGTCCAGGCCAATCCAGCAGGGCTGGCCTTCGAATTGCTCAATGAACATCCCGTGCTCGGTACAGGCATCCCAGGAGCGCATGTCCATCCAGGCCGTGTCGGCGTTCACCCATTCATTGAGGTGTTTGGTCTTGAAGTTGTTGACGGCGCTGGGCAGTTGCATGGCTTTGGCCTGCAGCGGCCCGAGCACCTCGGACCTCACCGAAATGCCCCAGTTAGGGTTGGCCTTGATCAGCGACTCTTCAGTTGTCCAGTCATCTCCATCATCAAGCCCGTAGATGATTCCGAACTGGGTGTCATCCTCGAACACGCCATCAAGCAGCTTGGTCACGAACGAGCGGACCTCGTAGCAGATGCCCGCGCGGTTGCTGCCTGCCGTGGTGATCACCCACAAGAGCGAGTTGTCCCGCTTGCCGGTGCCGGTCTCGACCACGTCGTACACCGTGCGGGTCCTGTGCGCGTGCAATTCGTCGACGCAACCAAAATGAATGTTCAGACCGTCCAGCGTGGAACCTTCGGCTGAGAGTGCTTCAAACTTTGACCCAGACGACAACACGTTCATGTTGTGCGCCCCGACGTTTACCGAAAACCGGTTGCGAAACCCCGGGCTGCGGCGCGCCATGGTCTGGGCATCACCAAACACGATGCGAGCCTGGTCACGGGTGGTGGCCAGCGAATACACCTCGGCACCTCCCTCACCATCGGCAGCCAACATGTACAGGCCTACCGCAGACGACAGGGTGGACTTGGCATTGCCTCGTGGAACCTCGATGTATGAGCGGCGAAAGCGCCGCGTCCCATCGGCCTTGACCCATCCGAAAACCGTCGTGAGGATGAACACCTGCCACGGCTCCAGCGTGATGGGCTCTCCCGCAAGCGGCCCCTTGACGTGCGGCAGCCGCTCAATAAAAGCGCACAGATTGTCCGCCGGGTAGTAGGTCTTGCCGCTCTTGCTGGTGAGCTTGGGGTTGAACCGGTAGGGACTGGCCTTGCCCTTGTACTTTTTCAGATCACTGAGTTGCCTTTGGCAGGCGGCCTTCACCCACTTGCACGCGAGAATCTCTCCGGCCACGACCCTCTCTGCGTACATCTTGGCAATGTCCGCATAACTGTCTTGAGCCATTGAACTTATCCTGCAATATCGGCCCAAGGGTCCAAGTCATCGTCCGCCGCTTCCATAGGCAAGGTGACACGGGATCGGGATGCGGGTGTGAACCCCATCTCCGTGGCCGCTTTGGTCATGATTTGTGCCTGCTTGTTGGCAATGGCCAAATATGGCGACTGCATTGGCACGCCGGTGTTGGGTGCTTTCACGAGCAACCCTGTCTTCGCGATACCTGCTTGTGCCTTTCGGTACAGGTCGGCGGCGCAAGCCCAAACCTCGAGGACTGACATATCCAGTCGCCTGAGTAAGTGCGGTGGCGCACACTCAAGTGCATATCGCCAAGCCGCCTTGGCTCCTTCGGGCATGTAATCAGGCGGGTCCACCAGGTCGCCAGTCGGCTTGGGCTCTCTAAGGTTTGTACGGCACTTTTGCAGGGTCCCCTTGATCTGCTTTACCTTGGTGGGGAGTGGTTTTCGTCCAGCCATCTTTATTCCAGTTCGCACTCAAGGTGCCGTGAATGTGTGTTGCCGCACATAAATCGGTAAATGCTGTGTGCGAAGACGCACAGAGGGGCCGGGGAGGGGGAGCCCCCCCTAGTTCAATTTGCACGCGCAAAAATTTGAGCTGGCGCGCGCATCGCGGCCTGCCAACCGTAGAGATTCATCCCCC